CAATCAATGGGCTAAAATTAAAGTAACAATTATAACATAGATATTCTTCATGGAACGACCTGGGAGAACTTTTGCCTGTAGCAAGTTCTGGGAAAAGCGGGTTGATGAGCGGTAATATTATGCGGAATAGATTGCAAAGCATTTCGTTTGGTAGTGGACGAGTCTATAAAATAGGCCATTTACAAGCAAACTACGTTGGGATAATATTCCGTGGTGCTGACATCATACGTGGCAAGATAATAGACTTTTGCATATTTAAGACATTATCCGGCGAAGTCAAAGCAGCGGGTACTAAAGAAAGTTGGATAAATCTCAAAGTTGACTCGAACAAATATGTGTACATAATGGTGCCAAACGCTAATATCTATTATGCGTCGATTGAATCGTACACTAATTATGTTCTTGATTCATCGATATCAGAGGTAGATTCATTTCCGTCTGATGCTGTTGACATTCCTTTTACATAAATTTCCACCATACTTTCGATCTGGGAGAACTGATTGGTGTTGCTACAGCCAAGAAAGATGGACTAATGCCTATGGAACAGTTCTTCGATAGAGATGTTAATCCCATTGAAGATTACAATACATTTACATGGAATGGGATTCGGAAAACAACTAAATCAACATCTAATTCTCCATTCGAAAGTGGTGATGGGCAAAATGCTGTTATATTTATAGGGACAAATGATGTTCAAAAAATAGGGTTTCAAGCAACCTATTCGGGGCAATTGATTAAGATCAGGCTATATTGGGTCGGTAGTTGGGGTAAATGGCAAACTTTTTCTTTGACATGATTAAAAAACGGGTGGTCCGGTACAAGCCGGTGCCACCCGATCCTGATATGCACAACGCCATGTGCGGTGCAAAGGTAATCCATGTTTCTAAGAAGCCAATACAAAAGACCTAAAATCTCCCCATTTCCCATCATAATTACGGCGGAAACCAACAACATCCTCACCTAGACGGAATGTCATTTGAATGACATATCCTTGTCCATCGTTAAAAACTATCATTATGGAATAATTTGAAACAACACTAATTCCGTCTCGTCCGAATACATGATACATTCCGCTTGCAGTTGCACTATTTACCTCTTCGTCTGTACTTAATATACCTTTGGGCATAAACGGGAACAGCTTCAAACTGTTCATTAGTCCTCCCAGAAGCATTTTTTGTGGTTTATTTTGTAAATACAGAAGATTCTTTTAACTTTAAAAACAAAAAGTTGAATATGTTAGAGAAGATCAGATACCGTTTGGTTTATAACCGACAAAACAAGTTAAATCGACAAGGGACAGCCCTAGTCCAAATAGAAGCCTATTTGAATCAGAGAAAGGTATATTTTAAAACCAATGTTTATCTAAAGCCGGAGTGTTGGAGTAAGGATGGCGCTCAAGTAATCAACCATCCGCAATCGAATGAGCTTAACGCAATGCTATATGAGAAAATACTGGAGTTGCAGGCTATAGAACTTAGCTATTGGAAAAGAGGGCTTGAATCAAACCTTTCCACGTTAAAGGAGGCTGTAAAAAAGGGAATTAAACCAGTTGTGTCTTTTTTAAAATTTGCAATACAAACGATAGAGAATTCTGATAGAAAACCGGGAACCAAGGATAACATGCTGGGCACGGTAGCCACTTTGAAGGAATTTCGGAACGTGATAGAGTTTACTGATATAAACTATACGTTTCTAAAGGAGTTTGACGCATTTCTGCGCAACAAAGGATTGAAGGTAAACACGGTAGGAAAACACATGAGAATACTGCGTACCTTGGTTAACGAAGCAATAAACGAAGGTTATATATTACAGGAGGCATACCCTTTCCGTAAGTTCAAGATCAAGAAAGAGAAGAAGGAACATAACTTCTTGATGCCCGCAGACTTGGAGAAGCTGGAGAATCTTGAACTGCCGGACAGGAAGAACAACAGTCGGCATATACTGGACGCATTTCTCTTCTGCTGCTATTGCGGGCTGAGATTTTCTGATTTCAAGCAATTGACTTATAAAAATCTCGTAACAGTTGATGGAAAGGAATGGCTAGTTATGAATAGCATCAAAACAGGCGTAAAACTCAATATTCCGCTATATCTGCTGTTTAACGGGAAGGCTCTGGGTATAATGCGGAAGTACGACAGCATCGAACAACTGGCTGCATTAGGTTGCAATTCGGACACCAATCGGACGTTGCAGAAATTGGGAAGGATGGCGCGTATTAACAAGAAGTTCACCTACCATACAAGTCGTCACACTTGTGCTACTCTGTTGGTACATCAAGGTGTTCCGATAACCACCGTCCAAAAACTCTTGGGGCATACATCGGTCAAGACAACAGAGATATATTCAGAGGTGTTTGATGAAACGATCATCAAGGATCTGACAAGGGCTAACCAGAAGTATTCTAAAAGTAGAAATGTAAAACAAAATCAAATAAAATCTCAAAAATCCCCGGGAAAATACATCAGGCAGTAGAAATCTATAAAAGCTATCTGTTTTATACTTGTTTTTCCGATCCCATTCCATAACATTCGTTTCCTGTCAATAAAAATACAAACTCGCCAGTCTTGCCGTCTATTAATTTTCTTCATTCATCTTGCAAGTAAAAAATATTGCATTAATGGCAATTTTTTAAGAAGATTGGTTTTTGTTTCAACATTGGCTTCTTATAACTAATTAATATAGTTTTCTTTTTGTATTTCGTTTTAGAATTGATATCTTTGTTATTGTCTTCTCGAGAGGATGGGATAGAGAGTAGGGCGTGGATTGAACGGCTGCTGTGCTTTTCGCTGGCGGTCGTTCTTTTTTTTGTGTTTAAATGTTAAATATTACACAATCCAAGAAAATATATTGTGATTTGTTTTGCTGTTATATCACAATGTAGTATATTTGCATTGTGATAATAAAACAACAAGTAATAACAAACAAAACATACAATTATGAAAAGTTACACATATCAAGAAATAGTAGAGAGATTTGGAAAAGAAATAGCAGACAAGGCAATATCAACTGGTGCAGAGCCTACAAGCTGTGTCGTTGATCCGCTACATGAAGGTCTAAGTCAGTGGGCTGAATCCCCTATTGAGATTGATGGCTATAGGATACGCGCATATTACTACTTGACAGAAGAGGATGAACAGAATTTAGATTTTTTTGATTGGGAAGAGAAGGCAGAATTTGAGGTTGAAGAAATTTTTTGGTAATAAATATAAAGCTGGTGACAACAGATTAATTCAGTATCAAGATTATGAAAACTTTCAATTCATTAGATGCAGATTTTCGCAGAGCATTCAAACAGGCAGCAAAGCAAGGTATAGTTAAATTCACGGTTGAAGGAATTAAAGACGATCCCGATTCGATTTATCCGATGTTTGAAGTATCGAACAATCACGTTACTTACTATTCCGTGCAGAGACAAGAGAGTGTTTGTATAACTGACATGAAGATAAAGGCTGTTATCTACTAATTAGCATAAAAGTAGTAAGGGAATAAAAAAACAGAGGCGGATTTCTCCGCCTCTTCACTATACAGTGATCTGTATAGAAATACTAATTTGTGAGCAAATCACAATGACATTTCTAATGTCGTTTCAATCCACGCACCGAAGTGCGACTAACATCGTTGATGTTCAATGCAAAGGTGCAACTTTTTGAATTAATGAGCAACAAATTATAAATGTTATAAAACATATTAATTATGGCAAGAAGACGATCTATTACCCTAGACCAAGAGTCTAGGGTATTATCCTTTTACAAAGCAGGGATGGCTATCAAGGAGATAATGAAGGAAACAAATATAAAGTCTGAGCAAACGATATATAGGATATTGGACAGCAATGGTGTGCCAAGACGTCCCAAGGTTAGAGGCGTAAGAAAAATATTTGTCACGATAGAAGAGGACGTTGCAGCTATCTTGAATAAGGAGCAATCGGTATCATTATATGTCAATGAGGCTATAAGATTTTATCACGGTAGCCGGCATTAATTGCCGGTTATTTTTTGTAATAAGGAAAACAATATTTATCTTTGTGGAAGCGTGTGAAGATGCACGCCACATTGATTATGACGAAAGGACATACTACATATTTGATAAAGCCAAGAGCTTGTTGCGGATTAGTTTCCGTAGCAGGCTCTTTTTTGTTTTGTATGACCAAATAAAGAAGACATGCCTCTGTAATAAGAAGTATTGTCAATTCTTAATACAGATGATGAATTACTAAACGCATTTTTGCGTTTAGCTTTTGTATCAACGACTTACGAAGATTCAACAGGCAAAAGTAATTAAAAACGTTGATAATTAATGTGATGCAAAAGTGCAGGACATGTTTATTAAATATATAATAAGAAGTAATATGCTAGTTGTAGAAAAAGTTTCGTCTGCTCTTGAAATGAGTGGAATTATGGTTTACGAACACCCACTATTTGGCAAAGTTCGTATGTATGTTGAAAATGGTAAAAGTTGGTTTTGCGGAATGGATATTGCCACTTCTCTACAGTATTCAAATCCATCAAAAGCAATTATAGATCACTGTAAACCAGCCTCCATAACGATTCGGGAAGTAGGGGTGCAAACTGGATTAAAAGCAGATGGCACGCCAGCTATACAAATGAAATCAATGAAGTTTATCAGCGAAGGCAACATCTATCGCTTGATAACCAAAAGTCAGATGCCGAAAGCTGACGAGTTTGAGAGTTGGATATTTGATGAGATTGTTCCTTCGGTGGTAAATACAGGTAGTTACTCGCTTCACTCTCAGTATAACGTCCCTCAATCTTTTGGAGAGGCCCTTATGCTAGCTGCCCAACAGCAAATGAAGATTGAGGAGCAACAGAAACAAATAGAACAGAAGACCGAGCAACTTGATGAATCCAAAGAATGGTACAGTATCAAGCGTTGGGCAAAGGAGCATAATATGAACTGGCGTTCCATCAACTGGCGAAGAATGAAAGCATTATCTTATGGATTGGGCTACGAGATCAAGAAGATATTTGATGCCAACTATGGACAGGTGAATATCTATCATATTAATGTGTTCAAAACTTACTTTAAATGAAAGACGTAATTTACAATTTTATCAACGAGCACATGATGATACATATTGTGCTTATAGCCTTGTGTATTGCGGCTACAATGGGGGCTATGTTAGTAGACCTTATCACGGGAGTAATGAAAGCCAAGCAACGGGGAGAGGCAAGAACATCCACTGGGTATAAGAAAACAGCCGTCAAAGCGAAGAAGTATTTCACCCCGTTCATAGAATTGTGCTTCATAGACCTGTTATGTTGTGTGGTTATCCCCTTCCCTGTTTTTTCAATGATTTGGACGGGTTACTGCATCTTCTGTGAGTTTAAATCAGTTCGTGAAAAATCGTGGGAAAAAGCGGAGTTGCGCAAGGCAGAGAAGACAATGAGTGTGATTATCGAGAATAAGGATGATATTGCCAAGATCATGGCTCAGATACTATTTGACAACGAAAATAAAAAGGAGGATAAGAAATGAAATATTTTACAATTGCGGAACTCTGCAAGTCAACGACTGCTGACCGCTTGGGTATTAACAACAGATGCAGGCAGGAGCATGTGATTGCTCTGACTGCCTTGGTGGATAACGTACTGGACCCGTTACGCACATGGTGGGGAAAGCCTATAACAGTAAACAGTGGTTATCGCTGTCCGGAACTTAATGCGGCCGTCAAGGGAAGCAAGACCTCGCAGCACATGAAGGGGGAAGCTGCTGATATTGATACTGGCGACCGTCAGCAAAACAAGTTATTGTTTGAATATATCCGAAAGAACCTGCCCTATGATCAATTGATTTGGGAACATGGTGGAGATTGGATTCACGTATCTTATAACAAAAGTAATTTAAGGAAACAAGTATTAAGCCTATAATTATGGAAGAGAAAACTCAAAGAAGCGAAATACCTAATCATGTAGGATACTATGCAGATATGCAGGGTAACATTTATAACAGTAAAGGTAGTAAGCTTATTCCTCAAACACAAGGAAACTACGTTGGAGTTGATTTGCCAATAGGAAATGGTAAATTTAAAAGGTTTGGAGTGCATAGACTTATAGCTATCACATTTATTCCCAACCCCGAAAATAAACCTCAGGTAAATCATAAAGATGGTGACAAGCATAATAATTCTGTAACCAATCTTGAATGGGTTACAAGAAGTGAAAATCAAAAACATCGTTTTTGTGAATTACATCATTCTCATTTTGGAGAAAAAAACACCCAAGCGAAACTGACCGAAGCTAAAGTTCGTGATATTGTCAAATTCAAGCATTTAGGGTTAGGACTTGGTTATTTGTCTGATATGTTTTCAGTATCTAAGCAAACTATATGTGACATAATGGCGGGTCGTTCCTGGTCACATGTTACTGGAATACCGCCAAAACGCAACATTAAAAGGATGAAGGAATTAGATTTGCTGAACGAGTCTAACTTTGCATGGGTGCACGTCAGTTATCGGTCTGACGGTGCCAATAGAAAACAAGTGTTAAGTTTATGAGACAAAGGATCTATATATGGATTGCGATAGCGATAGTATTGCTATTGATACTTATTTAAATACAATAATATGAAATGGCTTCCTTATATATTAATAATTGTGCTCGCTTTCGGTTTAGGATGGTTTGTAAAGCCATCCCCCGAAGCAGTTATAGAGGCAAGAACGGATACGGTGTTCAGTACAAGTATCATTATAAAGAGAGATACGGTAAAGTATTATCTTCCTTCCCCTGTACTGTGCTGGCATGATGGTGATACAATCCATGTAGGAGACACAATTCTTCCTGTCGAGCAGAAGATATACAGAGATAGTGATTACATCGCTTATGTGAGTGGTTACAGACCTAACCTAGATAGTATCTATGTTTGCCCTAAAACACTGACAGTAACAAATGATATCTATCACACGGTTAAGATAAAACCTAGAAGATGGGGTCTGGGAATAACAGCCGGTTATGGATTTGGTAAAGATGGTTTTTCTCCTGCGGTTGTCGCAGGAATAAGTTATAGAATATGGTAATCAACAGAAAGGAGGTGCAAGATGAAATAGCAACATCAAGTATCATCCGCCACAGGTAGAAGTGTGGCATATAATAGAAAAACTCATTTAATAAAAGTAATTCTTTCAGGGGCTTAGAATCAAAAAAAAGCCCCCAACGCTCATATTAATATTGCCACATAAAAACATGATAAAAGCATAAGACACTGCACGTTGGAGGCTAAAATATCTTCAACAAAATGTCTTATGCTTTGTTCGTCAATATCTTGTTTTATGTGGCATGGCAAAGATAAGAATAAAAATTAGAAAAAAACATGTGCAAGTCAGAAATCTTTGCCAAAATAATTAATATTGTTTCAAAAGAAACAGAAGTGTCTGTTGACCAAATATTATCGTCTGATAAGAATATGGAGACAGTGGATGCCCGGTATCTTCTTGTATCTCTTCTTTTCGAAAGTGGCATGTACCCTTCACAGATAGCCGCTCATATTCACAAAACCAAACGTGCAGTCAACTACATGATATCTAATTTCCATGAGAGGATAGAGAGTGGGAAAATGATGAGAATATATTGGGATAATATAAAGAATTTGTTGGGAAACAACTGATTTTCCATGAGTTATGATATGTATACTTTTGCATACGGTCAATTTTGACCGGGATACAAAATACAAATACTTATGGAAAGAACTTATGTTTTTAATTCAGACGGAGGCAATGGAGGTTCAGGCGGTAGCAAGCTTGACATTACCGCCATGCTTCCCGGAATGTTTGGGAACAAGGGGATAGACCCTAACCTGCTTGCCTTGATGAATAACGGCAACGGCTTTGGAGGACAGGACGGATGGTGGAGCATTATCTGGCTTGTTGTGATAGCAAGTATCTTTGGATGGAACGGCAATGGTGGCGGTTTGTTCGGTGGACGTGGAGGAAACGGAGCTAACGGACTTCCGGCAGAATTGGCAGGAAACGCAGGACGCGAATTGTTGATGCAAGCTATTCAGGGTAACGGTAATGCTATCTCTCAATTGGCTTCTTCATTCAACTGCTCTACCCAACAGGTTCAGACAGCATTGTGCAATGTTCAGAATAGCATTACACAAGTAGGTAATCAGGTGGGATTGTCAACCAACCAGATTATTAATGCTATGCAGTCAGGCAACCAGTCTATCCTTACTCAACTTGCCGATTGTTGCTGCAAAACGCAAACAGCTATTGAAAGACAAGGCTATGAAGGACGTTTGCAGAATTGCGAATCAATGAATGCCCTTACCAATACAATGAACAACAATGCATTGTCATTGCGTGACGGTGCTACTGCCAACACGAATGCTATCCTTGCTAAACTTGATGCAATTCAAAATCAGGCATTGCAGGACAAGATCGCATCTCTTACTGCGGAAAAGGCTACTTTAACAGCCGAAATATCCCAGCGTAATCAGAACGCCACTATCCTGAGTGCAGTAGGACAACAGATTGCTCCTTTGGCAGCCGGATTGCAGGCATTACAAGGAGACGTAGATAAAATCAAATGCAAGCTCCCCAATACTGTGAGTGTTCAATACCCCAATTTAACCGCTATTAATACAGATTGTTTCCGTGCAGCCGCCTACGGTGCATATATGGGTGACGCTGTATACGGACGTAGTGGATGTGGTTGCAACAACTACTGGGGTTAATCCGGTAAGAAAGGAGGTAGATATGTGGCCTAACTTTTTTACAGGATTCCCATTCCCATCAATCGGAAGAACAAATTTCAACACTCTTCCTACGGTGGCTGTAACAGTCGGTACTGAGAATGTGACTTTGGAACTTCCTAACCACGCATTCCGTAACAGGGATTATGTTGGAGGATTCTATATCAGCCTCCGTCAGGCTATACCTGCCGGCACGACTGCTACACTTCCGATATTGATAGGAACTAATGGGGACACAAGACCGTTGATGGCTTATAACAATGAGCCTGTGACTGTTGCAAACTTGGCTGGAACCGGCATCTATGAGATCCATTATAACAAGTACACCAACGAATTGTATCTTGTTAATGGTGGATATAGACCGACAACGGCTTCGGCTCCTACAGTAGAAACCGCTTCTTTACGGAGCAAGTAATAATTAACATGGAGTTTTGTGGTGGTTCCCAAAATGGGAATAACCACACTCCTTAAAATTAAACAATCATGTTTCAGAACTTACGAGTAAACAGTACATTATATCTTCTTCATAGAGGTGCAAATCCAAGTTTGGAATGTGGGCAGGTCGTTAATGTAAGCCCCATAAAAACCATATATAAGACTGTTCCCAACATGCCTTATCCACAGCCGGTACAGGTTATTGATTTTGTCGTGAATATAAACGGACAGAATGTCAATTTGCAAGAGATACCGGCTAATGCCAATATTGCCGATGATATTAAGACAGGGATGCTGATTACAGGGTCAAGAGACGAAATGAATACTGAGGTCCTTACCATGAAGCAGAAAAGTGAGGATGTTCTAAAAAGTGTGGAATATCATCAGAACTTTCTTAGGGTATGTGACCAGATGCTTGCCATGCTGAACCCTGAATTTGCAGCCAAGCAACAGCAGGAGCAGGAAATATCCGCATTGAAAGGGCAAATGTCCAATATGGATAAGAACATGCAAGAAATGAGCAAAAATATGGCTGACCTCATTGCACAGAATCAGAAGTTAATGGAACAGCTCGGAGTGGTTGAAGCATCTAAAAACAAGAAATGATTATGGGAATGTGGGAAATATTAGAAGAAGGGCGTGACGATTACGGACGCGGCTTCGGTATGAGAGGTGACGAAGTGGAGGAAGCCTACAAGGAAGGCTGCCGCAAAGGTTACGAAAAAGCTATGAGAGAGATGCGCGGAGAAATGGGTTTCCGTGATGGCGGAAGAAGTTATTCAGGTGGTGGAAGCTCATCCGGCATGGATGAACGCAGATACCCCGGATACTTTCCTGAATATCCGCGTATGGATGACATGGGCGAACGCAGACGCAGACGCGCTAACGGTGAGTTTTATTAATGGTGGAGGGGTGGGATGCCCCTCTTTTTAAATAAAGGTTATGGAACAGAGATTGGATACATACAGCAGATTTCCATCGGGCATGAGGGAATATCTGGAAGCATACGGCTTTCATTTCAGCAAGAAACTTTATGAATGGGCCGTTTCAAAAATGAAGGTGAAAGACGAAGCCACGGGCAAAGAGAAAAAGCTGGAGCCGTGGAGCAAAGATGAAGTGGACGATATGCTGAAAGCGAACGGAATTACCATCGAGCACGACAAGGGTTATGACGTTGCTTATGTTGCAAACATGCTGAAAGCGGATTTCTATAAAAAATCATTGGTTGACGAGGCACACTTGTGCAAGCATATAAAATGCTACCTTGATGATATTGATGGCGATCCTTGCAGGGCGTTTGACGAGTTCTTTGCCACCTGTATAGGTAAAGGGATTCCTGTAATCTGGTCGGATGTGATATGATTGTTCAGGAGTTCTACATACCGAAATATGGAGACTGGCACGTCAAAGTGTATTATGCGGTACACACCTATTGGGCGGATCGGATTATTATGGACCTGTACCGTATAGGATGCAGGGGGGATTCCCTCAAGCGTGCGTATCGCAATCTGACCGAAGGCAGAATGAATACCGGTCTAACCTATTCGGACTACAGGAGAAGAGAAACAGTAATGGTTATCTCACTAACCTCTACTCCCGAAGAATTTCAAAATTCGTGGGATCACGAAAAAGGTCATTTGTGCCGGCATATCTCCAAGGCTTTCGGGATTGATCCTTATGGAGAGGAAGCGCAATATCTCAGTGGATATGTCGGTCAAAAGATGTTTCCTGTAGCCAAAAAGTTCTTATGTGAACATTGCAGAAAGGGAATGGAAAAATAATAATCGAACAGAAGCGTTCTTTGACTTGTTGGAATTACCGTTTTTACAAAATAGTCGTGAAATTATATACATAAATCCAATAAAATTATATATCTTAATTATATGATATTATTGGAATAACAAATACTTTATTCTATCTTTGAGCCGAATTTTAAATTATAGATGGAAATGGAACAAGAAAACAACAATGCGATTCTTTCTTTTGAAGACTTTAAAAACCAAAACGGCATCGTTTATTGGTGGGCCTCAGAAGTAATGGTTATGCTTGGATATAATGATATGAAAGCATTTTGTAAAGTTCTTGACCGCGCGACAAAGGCTTTTGTTTCGCTCAACATTCCTCATTATGAAAATATAATAGCTGTGAAACGCAATAATAATGGTGTTGAGTTCCAAGACTTCAAACTTACACGTTTTGCGTGTTATCTTGCTGCTATGAATGGCGATCCAAAGAAGCCAGAAGTAGCATTGGCGCAAGCTTATTTCGCACAGCAAACACGAAAATTTGAATTATACATTGAAAACAATCAGGAAATAGACCGCGTGCTAATACGTGAAGAACTTGCAGATGGAAACAAATCTCTCGCTTCAACAGCAAAAGCCGCAAATGTTACTGATTATGCAAAGTTTCAAAATGCAGGTTATCTGGGTATGTATAATATGGAATCGTGGAAGCTTGAAAAGAAACGTGGCGTTAAAAAAGGAAAGCTATTTGACAGAATGAGCCGTACCGAACTTGCTGCCAATCTATTCCGTGTTACCCAAACCGAAGAGCTTATAAAGAGTAAACAAATATCTGGACAAGCTAATTTAGAACAAACACACTATACTGTTGGAAGACAAGTCCGAAATATAGTAGAACAAAATACTGGGCGCAAACCTGAACAGTTGCCACAAGAAAAAGAATTGCCTATAATTAAAAAAGCTCTTAAAATGACAGCAAAGGAAATGAAAAAGATTGATAAATAATTTTTTCGAATTGTAGTTTTGTTCTGCAATCTAAAGGTGCAAAAAAAGATACCCCCCATACATCTACACTAGTGAGCTACGGTCAACGTAGCCTTTCAATGTATCAAGGGCTATCTTCATGGCGCAAAGATAAAATTAAATATTCAAAAACGCAAAATAAAGTAACTATTTAGCATTAAGCGGTAATCCCCAACGGTTTTACCGCTTTTTTATGTTAACAGAATATGAAAGAAGATAAGTTGAACATATTGCTTGAACATGCTGATGATGTGCCTCACTGGTATTTCTGTCGTTTACTTGCTGTGATGCGATGGAACGTATAGAGAGGTGGATATACAGGCTGATACCCTTTGTCGTGTTGGCAAGGGTGATATCGTTGTGCTCAAATTTTCATTAGCATTATGTCAGCTTTCATTTCAATATATTCTTTGTATTTGCTTGGATTGTTTATATAATCTGCAACTCTGTTTATTGCTATTTCTGCCTGTTTGAACCTAGTCTTTGTATAGTATCTTACTACTCCCCTTCCGTTGTCAGAATGTGCCAGACAATAATCTATTATGCTGTCAGGTATTCCAAGATCGAAGGCGTATTGTGCAAATGATTTTCTTGCAGAATAAAATACTACTTTTTCTTTAATCCCTAAATTATCTGCTAATGTAGATAAAGATCTGCATACATACCTTGAAAAATTATGATAAGAGAATTTATAACCAAAATCAAGTTTGTTTGTTCTTCTGTTTATCCATTGATTTATAATTTCTTTAGCTGGTTCTATTATAGGAAGAACACAGGTTTGCTTTGTTTCTGTTTTAAATCTTGTTTTCATTCTTATAAAACTTACTTTGTCCCCGTCGAATCTGGCATTCATTATATCAATTAAATTCATTCCTCCTAAATAAAATGACAACATAAAAAGATCTCTTGCTACAATGTATTTTTTTTCTTTGGGATTGCTACATCTTATTGTGTTAAAGCTTTTCAAAGAAATATCCAGTTCTCTCGGTGGTGATTTGGGGATTTTTTTCTTGATAAAGGGATGTATGTCATATCTTACTTCTCCTGAGTTGATACTTCTGTTTATAACGGCTTTTGATTGTGATAGCATCATTCCTATTGATGTATTTCCTATTTTCTTCGTTTCTTTGAGAAATCTTGAAAATCCTTCTATTAGATTAGGGGTTATATCTGACATTAATATTTCCCCTTTGGTAAATTCTGTAAAGTATCTACAGTTTCTTTCTATTAATATGGCATAACTGTTTCTTCCTTCCTCTTTCAGATTTTTTATAAGAACATTACAGGCCTGTTGGTATGTTACATAGCCATTTTCTTTGAAGTCAGTTCCAGATTCAAGCATATTCTTTATTTGTCTGCAAGAATATAGGGACTGGTTTTTTATATTATCCAATCTTTCTTGCAGTTCATTCATCATGCTTCTTAATTTGGTATTTATGATGGATGCATCTGGTCTTTTTACTACTTGTCCGTTTTTGAACTGGGAAATGTTGTCAATGATAAAGTGTGTTACAATATAGCAAGTTTCCTGTTTATGGCAGACTGCTACCCTTATTTTATGTCTGCCATCCTTTAAAGCTTTTGCCTTGAAAATTGTTAATTTGATAGTTGCCATAATAGATTAAAATTTGAAGGATAAGTTTTGGATAAGTTATTTTGTCCACCACTGGACAAAAATCCTTTTTTTTTAATCTATAAATCGAATAGTTATTTAGTAAAATCATTAATATAATATCCTAAGTATAAGATAATTAGTATGGTTTTACCTTTGAGCCGAAACCGGGACTCGAACCCGGGACCTATTCATTACGGATAATTTGGTCGCTGTTGAAACCTCCAGTTTGGATAGGACCGTCACCGGAGAATTTAACAGCTTTAT